GGGGCAATCAGTTCTCGCTGACAAAGAGAATATTAGCAAAACGTGTGACATTGTGCAACCCCTAATGACAAAGAATATTTTGTGAACGTTGCCTGTCTGTTCATGCCGGTGTATTGAAACTGTCCGTAGGACAGCTACAATTTGTTACATGAGCAAAGACAAAGTAAAAGAGATACATCCACTCACAGGCAAACAAGAAAGGTTTATAGCGGAGTTGCTAAAAGGCAACTCAGCAAGTGATGCGTATAGAACAGCGTACAATGCCAAAGGAATGAAGGATAGTGCTATTCATGTTGAAGCTAGTAAGCTAAAAGCAAACCCTAAGATCGCACAAAGGTTAAAGCAAGGATATAAGCGAAAGGAGGAGTATGCACAGGCTAGCGCACTCTCTCTAAGACACCTCGTATTGGAACAGCTACAGAAGGAAGCATTGAATCCCACGAATAATGAGTCATCACGAATAAGGGCACTTGAATTGTTAGGCAAGACTTCAGACGTTGGACTATTCGTTGAGAGGATAGAGACAACTACCAAAGACAGGACACCGGAAGAAGTAGCCAATGAGATAGAGACTAAGCTAGAAGAAATACTGACACTCCCATTGCCACATTCTGAATAGTACCTACACAGCGAACAAATATTGAACGTTCAATACTTAATTGCCACATATCCATAACGACTATTTCTTTATTTCCTAGAGTACCGACTGATCAATTTTTATACAATGCCTCTGAAATACTATCATATAAGGGTTTCAGAGCGACCCCTACCCCTCCCGACCCCCCTGTTTTTGTTTTTTTGCGACAGGCTCACGTATACACTAATTTGCTCAAATAATTTCAAATATTTTCAAGATACCCCCCCCTTCTTTTTTTTTGCCCTCTTGCTTTTTTACTATTAATATTCGTATAATGTATGGGAAACGTTCAAGGTACCGGAGAATAGGGGTATATATGTATAGTGGAGATGAGATAAAGATAATAGCAGTAACCTTTATATTAATCTTAAGTGTGAGCATGATGTTATGACACCAAGGCAATTATTAGTATTAGAGTCAATAGAAGACTATTGGGCGGAAAATCATTGTGGACCGTCATTAGAAGCCATAGCGAGCCGAGTTGGGGTTAGCTCTAGGTCTACCATTCATGCTATCGTAAAACGGCTCCATGAGGACGGATGGATCACTATGCAGCCTAAACGATGGCGTACTATGATGTCTACTAGAAACTCTCCTTTGGAAAAGAAAGAAGCGGTGGTGGAAGAAAAACTAGAACCGGCTAAACCTAAAGTCATACATAAGACTGCCCCGCCCGAACAAAAGACGGACATAGTGGTAGAAAAAAAAATCGCGAGCGAGGACATGACTACCGAAGAAAAGAAAAAAGAGTGGCTGCGGGACATGGATGCCCTGAGAAGCCGCATGAAAAATTTAGAAGAAAACACTTGACGAACATGAGAAGGTGCGTAATATGTGTAAAATCTTGGGCGGTTTCGCCCTGAATAGTTTGAAAGAACACCCTAGCCCCTACAACATCCTCAAATATGATTGCTCTCCTAGTAGTCGTAGAAATCTATAAACGTTGCGGGGGCTAACTTGTCAAATCCATACTTAGATAAAATTAAACAACTACCTGTTAGTGAACAGAAAAGGTTTTTATCTTTATTGGAAGAGTACGAACAATCTAAGAACAGACAGGAGTGCGGCGATAACTTCCTACCTTTTGTAAAGCATATATGGTCAGCTTTCATAGAAGGGTATCACCATACTAAGATGGCAGATGCTTTTGATCGTGTTGCTAAAGGTGAACTAAAAAGGCTTATTATCAATATGCCGCCTAGACACACAAAATCAGAGTTTGCGTCCTATTTACTACCGGCATGGTACTTGGGTAAGTACCCAGAGAAGAAAATCATTCAGATCGCACATACGGCGGAATTAGCGGTAGGCTTTGGTCGTAAGGTAAGAAACTTAGTAGGGTCAGAAGACTTTAAGAGTGTATTCCCTGATGTAGCTTTACAGTCTGACTCTAAAGCTGCTGGACGTTGGAATACAAACAAAGGTGGTGAATACTTTGCGATAGGTGTTGGCGGTGCAGTTACTGGTAAAGGTGCGGATGTTTTAATTATAGACGACCCGCATTCAGAGCAAGAAGGACAGAGTGGCGACCCTTCTGTATTTGATAGAGTATACGAATACTATACTTCAGGACCAAGACAGCGTTTACAACCCGGCGGGTCAATCGTTATTGTTATGACACGTTGGCACAAAAGAGACTTAACAGGTCAAATACTTAAAGCACAGGAAAGCAGAGCCGGTGTTGATGATTGGGAGGTTATAGAGTTTCCAGCAATACTTCCTTCAGGTAAAAGCTTGTGGCAAGAGTTTTGGGATATAAAAGAATTAGAAAAACTGAAAGCAGAACTACCGGTATCTAAATGGTCTGCTCAGTATCAACAAGACCCTACTTCTGAAGAGGGTGCTATTGTTAAAAGAGAGTGGTGGAAGAATTGGGAATACAATCAACCGCCTCCTTGTGAGTTTATAATACAGTCTTGGGACACGGCTTTCTTAAAGACCCAAAGAGCAGACTTTTCAGCCTGTACTACTTGGGGAGTTTTTTATAACGAAAGCGAAGGCACCGGAGTTGTAGAGCCAAACGTAATACTATTAGATGCTTTTAAGGATCGTATGGAGTTTCCTGAACTTAAAAAGAAAGCATTTGATCATTGGAAAGAATGGCAACCTGACGCATTTATAGTAGAGGGTAAAGCTGCTGGTATGCCATTAATCTTTGAACTAAGACAAATGGGTATACCGGTTTCAGAATACACTCCTAGTAGGGGTAATGATAAGATAGCAAGAGTTAACGCTGTAGCTGATCTATTTGCATCAGGTATAGTATGGGCACCAGAGAAAAGATTCTCTGAGGAAGTCATAGAAGAGTTCGCAGCTTTTCCTAGTGGAGAGCACGATGACTTGGTAGATGCTTCAACGCAAGCGTTGTTAAGATTTCGCCAAGGTGGGTTTGTTCCTTTATACTCGGATGAAGAAGATGAAGAGTTTATAGGAACAAGGGCAGATTATTATTAAGGAGCACACATGAGTTTTTGGGCAAAAATATCTTCTTTCTTTGAAAGAAAAACAGTAGAAAAAGCTGACAGCATAACTGATAAAGTTAATAAGGAAGCTAAAGCTATAGAAAAACTTTTAACTGAAAGTAAAGAAGCAGTTAAAGCAAGAGAAACAAAACAAACAAAACCTGTTAGGGCTAGAACTAAAACAGGCAAATTTGTAGCTGATGATAAGTCTACAGAAGATGTTAATGAAGCTTGGGTAGGTGGAAAAGCACCTAAAAAAACAAGCAACAAGAAACCCAAAGTTATTAGAAAGAAAAAATCTAGGTAAATAAATGGCAGACAATCCGTTAAAAACACCTGAAGCTATAGTGGAGAGTAGTCCATTAGAAATTTTGGTCACTAATCCTGAAGAAGTAGCTATAGAAACAGAAGATGGAGGTCTGCTTATAGACTTTGACCCTGATGCTGTGGACTTTACAGATGATTTTAATGATAACTTAGCAGAGTTTATGGAAGATTCTAGCCTAGATGAGTTGGCATCTGAGTTAGTATCTAACTATTTAAGTGATAAAGAGTCTAGGTCAGATTGGGAAGAGACCTATGTTAAGGGTTTAGATCAATTAGGGCTTAAAATTGAAGATAGAACTACACCTTGGGATGGTGCGTGTGGTGTTTTTCACCCATTATTAACAGAAGCTGTTGTTAGATTTCAGGCACAAGCTATAACTGAAGTATTTCCCCCTAAAGGACCAGTAAGAACACAGGTAGTAGGGAGCATAACAAGGGAAAAAGAACAACAAGCAGCCCGTGTTAAAGACTATTTGAACTATCTTTTAACAGATAGAATGACTGAATATCGTACAGAAACAGAAAAGTTACTGTTTAACCTGCCATTAGCAGGTTCTGCTTTCAGAAAAGTCTATTTTGATCCCAATATGAATAGACCTTGCTCTATGTTTGTACCTGCTGAAGACTTTGTAGTGAGTTATGGTGCTGCCGATCTAACAACTTGTGAACGTGCTACGCACATTATGAAGAAAACTCCTAACGAAGTTAGGAAATTACAGGTTAATGGCTTTTATAGAGACATAGAATTAGATGAACCTTCTGAAAATTTAAGCGATATACAGGAAAAATACAATAAATTGACTGGTGACAGCACCAGTTATGACTATGACAACAGACATACGTTGTTAGAAATGATGGTAGACCTTGATTTAGAGGAATTTCCTGATTTAAAAGACGGTATGCCTACAGGAATAGCACTACCTTATATAGTTACGATTGATTTTTCATCTCGTAAAATACTTTCTATAAGAAGAAATTGGTATGAGCAAGATGAACAGAAGATGTCTCGACAACATTTTGTTCATTACCAATATTTACCGGGATTAGGCTTTTATGGATTTGGTTTAATACATCTAATAGGCGGTATTGCTAAGTCTGCAACAAGCTTGTTAAGACAATTAGTAGATGCAGGTACACTTTCTAACCTTCCGGGTGGTTTAAAG